CTGAGACCGTCAAGTATTTTTTCACTTGCAAGTTAAGAAAATATTAACCCTATCCCACTGGGACGTCAAGAGATTTTTTAAAAAAAAATAGAGGAAAAATTCCTCTATTTTAATTTTAAATCAACCTTAAAATCAATTAAGTCAAAATAAAATATTTTATCTGTACTATAATAACTTTCTATACTCGCTTGGAACTCATCTAATTTTAAAGTAATATCCCCAACAATAATTTTATATCCATCTTGTATGTCTATAATATCTAAAACTTCTACATCATTTTTAAAATATGTTATCAACCCATTTGTTATAGTTATACTTTGAATATTTTCTCTATTTCCTTTTAATAAATCCTTTAATTTCATTAGCTCAACCCCTTTATCTTTTCTTTTAGTTCAGCCTTAACAGTTTTCAACTCTTTCAACTCTTCCTCTAATTTTCTGATTTTCGCCTCTACCTCCGATAGTCTGGATACCAGCTTATCTTTTTCAGATTCCTCTACTATCTCGGCATCTTCTATTTCGAGCATGCTCGAAATAGCTTTTCTTATTTCTTTATCTGTTCTTATTCCAGAAGATAAAATATTCTCAAGGATTCTTACATTAACCTTTTTATTCACTAAAGCTTTTACTTCTCTGTCTGAAAAGTCTGAAATTAAATTGTTGTATTGTGGATAGCTTAAAGATAACTTATATCTCCCTCTAAGTAGTGATACTTGGTCTTTATTAAATCCTAAAGCTTGGTACCACTCCATATATGAACTTGGATTTTCAGAGTATCTATCAAATAGTTTTCTTGCCTCTTCCAAATTTTGCCCTATTTGTAGTGCTAAAGAAGAGATATTTTCTTTTTTAGTGATAATACTTTTCTCAAATATAATTAATTGATTTTTATCATCATCTGAAAAATTTTCCAATTTGTTATAATCGTATTTCAATATATCTTCTATGTCATTTTTTTCTGGAATAATTACTTCTGTATTTTCTTTCTTTTTTAAAATTATAGGTTTTCTATTTATTTTTATTGCCATTTATTCAACAACTCCTTTGTAAGAGCTTTAAAATCCTTAGCCCCATTTGATGTAGAACTATATTCTATTATAAAATGTCCTGTCTGTGAGGCTTTAAATATTTTAAGGTTATCTCTTATAGGAGTATCTAATATGTTATCAAAAGAACTTCTGACATCTTCAGTGGCTTCTAATATCTCTTTGTCATTTTGTAGCCTGTTTATATATCCAAAATGAATGAATGGAGTGTTTAAATCCTTTTTAAGAGCTTGTATAAAGTTCTCTAATAATTCAAACCCTCTAAAACTAAATAGATGAGCTTCAACAGGAGTGATAACATAATTACTGCACTTTAACACAGCCCTTTCTATTGCTCTCATATCTGGTCTACAATCTATAATTATATAGTCATATTCTTGGAGTTGCTCTAGTCCTTTTTTTAAATCTAGGTAAATCATTTCCATATCAACACTGTCTTTTTTATATTCCAAGTCCTTTAAATTAAGACTTGCAGGTATTAAATCTAATATATGTTTTCCATCTCTTTCAATAGGAATTATATTTCCTTTTAAATCTTTCTCTTTTATGGCTCTAAATATATTTTTTTCTTGGTCTGCTTCTATTAAACTCTCAGTTAGATTTTGTTGAAAGTCACAATCAATAAGCAAAACTTTTTTATTATGAACTAGAGATAGTACCCCAGCAACTTCTCTGGCACCAGTAGTCTTACCAGTGCCACCTTTTTCTGTTATAAATGATATTATTTTCATTTTACCCCCCTATATTAAATCCTTATATTTTTTTATATACTCTCTTACTTCCTCTGGTTCATAACCAAAATCTTCTCCAGTAGCTTGATATATCTTCATAGCATTTTGATATTCTTCATTAGTTAGTGGAGTTGTTTTTTTCTTGACTACTGGCTCTTCAACTTCTTTTATTTTTTCTGCTTCCTTAGTTCTTCTTATAACTATTTTTCTTTTAGGTTTATTCAAACTATCTTCAATAACTTTTATCAAATAATTAAGACTTGTAAATTCTGTTTTAATTAAATCATAAGCAGCTTTCAATCCTTTTTCTAATTGCTCTTGGCTAAATTTATCTAAAAGTTTTATTATATTATCATCAGTCAAGAAAGGTTTTATAAATCTGTTTTTCTCTGCTTTCTCAATAGCTGATAGCAACTCTTCTGAAATCTCTATTTCCTCTTCATCAACTACTACATCATCAACCTTGTTATCTTTCCAGGTAAACTCAAACCCAGCTACCGACCTTCCATTTTTTATTTTTTCAACCTTTAGCCCATGAAATAAAACTGAAAGCTCTGATGTTATTGGAGCTATAACCCTGCTATCTATATCACAAATTCTATAATTTTCAGGTATTCCCATCTCTTTTTTAAAGTCATCTAATTTAAAACTAATCTTCTTAGCTTTATTCCAATTTTTTAAAATGCTATACATCAGTTGAGAATATCCACTTTTAAGTCCAGAGTATTCAACTACATCTTGTATTGTAAATGGTGGTTGCAAATGATTTAAAAGATATTTATAATCTGGATTTACTCTTATTTTTACCTCTCCAAAATCTTGGTTGACTTCAAAAGTTGGAAACAATGTTATACTTTTAAAATCTCCATTTTCTTTAGTTTGTATTATTTCCATAGTTTTTAATTTGTCATTTAATTCTTTAAGAAAAAGTATTATATTATCCCCTTTTTTTCTTGGAGAATAATTGGATATTTTTGTTAGTTCTGATATTTTTAAACTAACAACATCATCTTCCTGTTCCATAAGTTTCAAACATAGAGTTAAAAATATTGCTCTTTCTTTTACATTGTAATTCTGCAGTTGCAGTTTATGAAAATCTTTGTGGTGTATCAAATTGTAGTTTTCCTTTCCCAAGCTTACCCCTCCTTTTATAGAAAAGTTTATCATATTAAAACTACATAGTCAATAAATAATGTCGTTAAATTTTGGATTTTGTAGTTCTATATTTTGGATTTTGTAGTTAAATACTCTGGATTTTGTCGTTTTTTGCTTTGGATTTTGTAGTTAAATACTCTGGATTTTGTCGTTTTTTGTCTTCTCTAGCCCTCTAAAATTAAAGGTTTGAGAGGTGTCGAAATATATTAAAAGAAACAAGAATATAAAGATATTCTTCTAAATAGGAAATAAATTAACTACAATAATAAAAGGACATGTAGTTATAATTTGGATTTTGTAGTTTTTAAAGGTACATTAATTTTGATGTTGTACCTATAAAAATTGGATTTTGTACCTCTATACTTTTTGTTTAAAAAGATATTGACTTATACCTAAAAGTATATTATACTACTGTATCCAAATTTTTAACCCCATATAAGATGCTTTTTTTAATCGTCATATGTTATTCGAGATTCTTTAATAAAAGTGGCAGGAATAAACCTGCCATTTTTATTTTATGCAGTTTTTAAACTTCTTAAAGTTGCTTTTAAATAGTTTAATTCTTTTTTACTTGCTGTGTAGATATTAAATTCAAATCTACCATTTTCCTTAACTAAGTATATAGCCTTGTCTATATCCTCTTTAGAGTATTTTTTGTTTATAACTTCTATAAATTTAGACCTCTCTTCTGGTGTAATTTGCTCTTCAACTTCCTTAACCTCTTTATCTTCTTTAGATTCCTTATACTTTTCTAAATCCTCTCCAGTGTATAATGATAGTCCTATACCAAACATTGCTATATTTTTTACAAGACATCTCATTATACTGTCGTTTATATCTCTACTGTTAGGTTTGCTTATAGAATTATGTCTATTGTCCATAATAGGTAACATCATTTTTTTAGTTACTCCAAACATAGTAACAGTAGTTTTTACAAAGTGGCAATCCCCTCTTGAGAATAAAGGAAACCCCTCTAAATCTTCTAATATTTCATAACTCATTGATAGGTCTTGCTCCATAGCCATTTTGTAAGCATTAGCCCAGCTAATATATGATAGCTTTCTTTTTCCTGTGTCTATTGTTTCTATCATACCTGTTAAATCTTTTAAATACATTTCTTGAAATTTTTCTTTAGTCATAAAGACCACCTCCAATTTAATTTTTAATAAGTACCCCAAGACTCTTGGGGAACCTATAAAAACTAAATCATTTAATATATAAACTTGTACTTTGTTTAAGTTCTGCTCCTGGAACTTCTACCCCAGCCTTTAAAGCTTTTGAAATTTCAGTTTTTGAAATATCTTCAACATATTTTATTGTCTTAAATTCTGCAGGTATTTTGTCTTTGTCTATAAGCTCTACACTTGCAGGATTATTTTTTATTCCTATTATTCCAAAGATAGTATCTATTTTTTTTACTCCTATTCTTTCAAGAGTATATTTTAAAAAGTTTTTAAAATTTTTATCTTTATTCTCTAAAGATTTTTTTCTAGCTTCAAGCCTTTTTATTTCCTTGTCCAGCACTTCTATTTGTGCTTTATTATTTTGAAATACCTGTATAATTCTACCTGTTTTACTGCTCAAATCTTGCTCTATTTCTTTTGTTAAAGCCTCTAAAGCTTCACACTCTTTTATTTCTCCTGTGTTCTCATCAATGGAATTTTCCCAAAGTTCATTTAATGCTAATTTGTCCTCTAATAAATTTATTATATTTGCCATTAAAACCACTCCTCAATATTTAAAAGTTCTAAAAATTCTCTAAGCTCTTTTTCTGTCATATCTGCTGCAGCTTCTCTAACTTCTTCTAACTCCTCATCAAAGTAGTTATCAAGTCTTTCTAATCTAACATCAGTCATAAAGACCACCTCCAATTTAATTTTTAATAAGTCCCCCAAGGCTCTTGGGGAACCTATAAAAACTAAATTATTTATTAAAAACATTTTCAAGCATTTGGAAAAAGTCATCAATTTCTTTTTCTACTTTTTCATCTGCTACCCTAAAGCTATTAAAATCTAATTTTTTCTCATAACTTACTGGTTTTTCTCCTACATATCCAGCAACTATATTTTTTTTAAGTTCTCCACTAAAGAAAACTATATTGTTTTTTATCTCCCAAACTAAATTTTTAATACTGTATTTTTCTTTTAAATTCTCCATCATTACTGCTAACATTTTTATTCCCCCTACATTTTGCTATATTTAATTTTGAATTTTAATATATGTTTTATCCAAGCTATCATTAATATCTAACCCCTTGGACTGCCCAGTAAGCTGCTTCTCTGTCTTGTTCTTCTCTTTTTTTATCTTGGAAAGCTTCTTCAACTTCTTTTTCCCATTCTTCTAAAAACTCCATCATACTATCCATATCTACCTGGAACTTAACTTCTTTTTTACCAAGTCCAGAAAATACCATAAAATCTCCTGTTTTCGAGTTATAATTATAAGAATCAATTAGTCCATCATCTTGTAATTGTTGCATTGTTTCAAATCCTTCTAATAATTCTTTATCTAACATAGTTTTCCCTCCTCTTGATTATTAAGTGCTAAATTTGCTATCGCTTCAGATACTGTTAAACCATATCCGTGGAACTCTCCAGCGTTTACTATATAAAATTTTTTAAATCTTCTTACTGTAAGAACTCCCCATTTCTCATTGATATATTTTAAGAACATTACATCTTGTGACATTAGAACCACCCCTTAAAATATCCTCTTGCTTCTTCTAGGCAAGATTTAATATCAGAATCTTTAAATTCTTTGCCATCTATACTAACTGTATAGACACCATTTTTTTCTTTGTAAAATACTTCTATACTTTCAGATTTGTATTTTCTAATCTCTGGTAAAATATAATCTTTTATAAAAAATCTAATTTGTTCATCAGTCATATTGACCGCCCCCTTTTAAGTTTTTAACAAGTTCCCCAAGGCTCTTAGGGAACCTATAAAAACTTAACTATGCTATCGCTTGTAGGTTGCTTCCTTGTACTCTTTGCCAACCATATTTTTGTTTTAACTCTTCATAATCTCCCTTGAATGTTCCTTTTCCTTTTTTCTCTCCAAAGTACCATTTTTTTCTTTTAGCACTCCATCTAAAACCAAGTTCTTTTAACTGTTCCTTGTATAAGAAAGTATTACCAGATACCCATATCCAAGAACCTACAACATCAATCTCTAAACCATGGAAATGTATTATTTTCTTTAGTATCTCCATAACCTCTGGGGCTATCTCTTCCCCTGCTTCCCTTGCTTGTTGTTTAAATCCCTCAAGTTGTATTCTTTCATACTCTGCCATCATCTCTTTGAAGTCCTCTTCATTTCCGCCGTGGTCTGGGTGTAATCTCTTACATAATTCTCTATATTGTTTTTTTAAATCCTCGTTACTGTTAAAGTATTTATACATATTACCAACTCCTTATATTTTCTACTTGCTTTTATGTTTTTTTAGGATTATCATATAACTAACTAAGTTATCTATTTGATATGATTATATAACCAAGAAAGTTATTTGTCAAGTTATTTTTTTTATTGTATAATCAAATTAGTTATAAAAGGAGTTGAAAAAGTATGACAGCAGGAGAATTTATTAAGGAATTTAGAAAGAAAAATAATTTAAGAGCAGTCGATTTAGCCGATAAATTGCTATGTAGTCAAGTTTTTATTACAAATATTGAAAATGGAAAAAGAAAGATTCCAGCAACAACGATTGAGCAATTAGGACAAATAATGGATAAAGAAAGTTATGCTCAGTTATTAAAATTAGTAGATTTAGAAAAGGCACCAGAGAGTTTAAAAGAAGAGTTTTTACAATTAAAGCAAATAAAAAATGTTAATCAAAAAAAGATCCCATTTTATCCAGATATTCAAGCTTCAGCTGGATATGGTTGTTTTAATGATTATGGAACTCTGGAATATATAGAAGTGCCAGAAGATTTAGCAAAAACAGGAAATATAGCTATAAGAGTTGCTGGAGATTCTATGGAACCAGAGATAAAAGATGGAGATATAGTTATAGTTGACACTAAAAACATAGACTGTATTTTAAATAAAATTATAGTTGTCAATTATCAAGGAGCAGTATATTTAAAAAAATTCGTACAAGATGAGGGAGATATTTTTTTAAAAAGTATAAATCCATATTACCCTAAAATTAAAATAATGGACCAATCAGAGCTTAGAGTCATTGGAAGATTAAGAAGTGTTATGAGATATTATTAGGGGGATTTATGAAAAAAGTATTTTTAATGTTATTTTTGATTTTTAATTTTAATATCTATGCTGAAAACGATATAATTATAAAAAGTATAACTGATAAAACTTTTGAAATGTTTATTGTTGCATATCAAACTAATGACTATGAAAAAGATTTTAAACAAATAATGAATAATTATAAAGAGGTTGTAGAAATTTTAACTAAAAATCCCAAAGAAGATAAAACGCAATATTTAACAGAACTTGAAAACTCAGCCTATGATATATATCAAACTTCTTTAGGAATGCTGCTTTTAAAAGAGGTTACAGATGAGAAATTTAAAAATATAAAAGAGGTTCAACAACAAAGAAAATATATATTTTCAACATTGGAAAATATAAGAGGATTACAAAGTAAAAATATGTTTCAAGAAATAATTTATATTAAATTTGGTTTAGAAAAAGAAAAAGAAATTTTAGGGGAAAATAGTATTTCTGGAATAATGTTATTTAGAAAAAAAACAGCTGAATTAGTTGGATATAATCAACAAAGAATAGGGGAAATTTTAGAAAAAATTTATAATTAAAAATATTTTTATAAGAATTATTAGCCAAAAACCAAAAATAAAAAAATATACTAAGAGGAGAAAATTTTCTCCTCTTTTTTATTGCTCAAAATCCTTTATATTATAGCTTTTTTATAACTCACATAACCAATATAAAATTTTAATGCTTGACAAAAATAACTAAAAAGGATATATAATATAACTAAAAGGGGGTTATATTGTGATTAAAAAAATAACTGATTTGATTATAAATGAAATTGAAAAATTTAAAAAAAGAAAAAAAATAACACAGGCAGAATTTGCAGAACTTGCTGGGATTCCTAAAGCTTCATTTGCAAATATTATGTTGAGATTAAGAAATAACCAAGTCCCAAGCAATGAAATTTTAGTGAAAATAGAAAAGGTATTAAATAGCAAATAACATTTTAACACCAAGAAAACGAAAGGAGGTGCAGGAATGGAAGAAACAAAAGAACTCGTTGAGACATTGAAGTATTTTAAAGAAGAGCTAGACAAAATGGACTTGAGAAACGAAGTCAAAGAACATATGTTAATGATGTTCTATGAAAGAAAAATAAGAGATATAGAATTTTAAAACATACTAATAAATATTTTTTTACCCAAAAAACGCAAAAAAAATTGCGTTTTTGAGGGTATAAAAGTAAGAAAAAATCTTCTGAAACTAGCATAAATTCTATGTTTTAGAAAATTGAAACTCAGCTAAATATATAATAAAGCTCCCTTGTATATCCTGCAAGGGTTTAACTATAAAAAAATAAAATATACCTGATTTTCTTAGAGATAGTTTTAAATTATTAAAGCTATCTTTTAGAAAATTAAAAGGGGGGTGGGTTGGATTGTAGATACTGCAAGTATAAGTTATCCAGCCAAGTTGAATGAACTAGACTTCATAATTCAATCAACTAGCATACTACTGGAAGAAGAGGCACGAAATGAAAATAAAAAAATAATATTTAAAAATACCAGATTAAAAAAATATAACTGGTTAAACTACATCAGCATTGATGAGAAAAAAAATATATTAATCTCTTTCAGTTATTCCAGATATGATAACAATGACAATTACAAGCTAGTAACAAATCAAAAAGTTATTGCTCAAGTACATCAAGAATTAATCTTAATACTTAGAAGCATAACAGGAGAACTTGTAAAAGGAGAAGATATTAGAGTAGTTAGTCTGGACTTATCAAACCAATTAGAAGTTGAGAACATCAGAAATTATTATCAAGTTTTAAATTTGATATATAGAGCATATAAAAATATCTTTCCAACTTCAAGAATGTATTTTGATACAGACAATAAAAAAAGATTGGAACTTGATGGAGTAGACTTCAAAGAGAGAGGGAAAAAGTCCAGAGAAACAACTAGCTATTTTAAAATCTATTCCAAAAGAAAAGAGATGGAAGATACAGGAAAAGAGGTAGCAAAGAAAAGACAAGCATTAAGAGGAGAGTTGACGCTAAGACCTCCACACCTCAAGACCTATAATTTAAATCATCTAGGTGGAATAACTAAAGATAATCTAGCTGCAGCACTTAGAAAAACAATAGGAGCAATACTTACAGAGCAGATAGTCAAAGAGTTAAACTATGATATCAAAGAATTGAAAAAGATAGTTGTTCCAGGAACTAAGGGGCTAGCAGAAAGACTAATGATGAAAGAGTATTTAATATTTGATATTAGATTACTTGATGTTGTAATGACTGAAAATAATATGAGTATTAAAAAAAGAGCTATTCAATACCAGAAAAAGAAAGTTATTGAAAAGCTGGAAGAGTTAGAAAAACTTGGAGAGATTAAAAAGTCTTATTCCAAGAACTTTGAAAGATTGGAAAAACTACTCAAAAAAATAGCTAAAGTTAGTATAAAAATAAGACTAGGAGAAGAGGGGGCAGAGTTAGAATGGCAGGAATAACCAAAGAGCAAGAAGAGAAGTTCATATCATCATTTCTAGTTTGCAAAAATGGACTTAAAGCCATGCAAGCTGCTGGAATCCCATTCGACCTAAAGCTAATGCACAAGCTAATGAGTAGCAAGAAAATCAACAAGCAAATAGAGGAACACTTGGAAATGGTGGACTTTATGCTTGGAAGAGATAAAATGGGACACTTAGCAATAATGCAAGGACTATTTGAACAGGCAGCAGGACTGGAAGATACAAAGATTATAAGACTTACAGACAAAGGACTACTAGAAAAAACAGGTAAATTTGTAGATTTTAAAGCAGCAGTTCAACTGTCGCAAAGAATAGAAACTCTGGCAGGCTGGGACAAGCAAGGTGGAACTAATAACATTGAGGTTTCATTAGAGCTAGGAGAAAAGACAGAGGACAAGCAAGAGCAAAGAGATGACAAGACTAAGAAATTCTTACAAGTTGAGGGGGTTGTGTAAATGCTTGAGGGAGTATCAAGAGAAGATAAAGCTTTTCTAGTGCTAAAAGAAATACTAGAAGAGGAGCAACAAGCAAACGTTGAAAAATATAAGTTTTTCACAGGTTCATTAGATGACCTAAATATAAAAGGGCTAGATGAACTGATGATGTTATCTATCCATGATGGACACATAGTAGGTTATATGGGCTGTATCTATAACATACCACATGACAAAATAATATCACTAGACTTTATTTTTCTAGGAGATAACCTCACAGAGAGAAAAGAGTTCTTAGATGATTTCGCTAAATTTTGTAGCATGCTTGATAAGCTTTATAAAAAAATAGAATTAAATATAGTTCCAGAAAGTCCAGCATATAAACTGGCTATGAAGTTTTTTAAAAGATATAACTTTAGAAAAGTTGGGACTTTTAGAAAAGCAAGAAAAATCCTTGATAAATTCTATGATGTAGAAGCATGGGAAAAGGAGGAGAGATAATATAAAATTTAAACCAAATATCCAATTGTTTGGTGGTGGAAATGTATTAGGAGGACTTGTTGATACCATTACTTTAGGAGCTACTGACTTTAGTGGTACTAAAAAGCAGCAAAAAAGAATGGAAGAAGAACTCAAAAAGCAAAGAGAGACAGAGGCTAAAAAGCAGCAAGCCGAAAAAGACAAACAAAGAAAAACTGCAATACAATTCCAGGAGAGCCTAAGACAAGGTAATCTAGGACTACTTAAGAAGAGTAGTACCCAGACAATAGGATAAGGAGATACTGTGGAAGATAGAATTAAAAATCTATTTCGTAGTAGATTCCAGGAGGCACAACAGGAAAGAAATGTAATACTAGCTTGGTATTTGAAAGCTAGAGCACATTTTCTACCAAGAGAAATTAATTTAAATGGTGTAGACAGTACAGGACTAGCATATGCTACTAAGTTAGCTAACAAGTTGTCAGCTATGATACTTAATAGTAATCATATCTGGGCTTGGATAGAAACACCAAGGTTTGAAGATATATCAAGAGATGACAAGATTATCTTTAGACGCATAACAGAAATAGTATTTGATGAGATTCAAGAAAATTCTAACTTTGAAACAGAGAAAGCTGTAATTCTTATGGACTATCTAATAGGAACAGCAGTATTCAAAGTTAGATTTACTGGTAAAATTGCAAATCCTGTGGAATTTCAACCAGTACCCAATATAAATGTTTATCTTACTAAAAGAAGAGGTAAACAACCTGGAGATACATTCTACAATGCAGGTAAAGTGAGAAAACATCAGATTCTTAATCTTTTCGGAGAAAATGCTTATAACTCTGAAAAGGTTCAAAGAATGTCACAAGATGATGAGATAGAGTTGTGGGAAGGTACAATATACGACCAAGAAACTAAAATGTTTCACTATGTAGTATCTACTTCAAATGAGTTTGCAGACGTTTTAGATTATAGGATAGACACTTACAATCCGTGGATAGTTGCAAGATATGAAAGTATTGGAGATAGTCCATATGGTATAGGACCTTGTGTTAAAGCAATAATGGAAATTGAAGGACTAAAAGAAGTTAAAGCCAACATCAGACGTATTGCTAAGAAACAAGCTAGACCAAGTTATCTGGGGTATGGAGAGGCTAAATATATTCAGAACTCAAGAATAGATGAACCAGGAGCTATATCTATGATGGGAATGTCGCCAGTACAAAATCAGATAATACCATTCAACAGGGGAGAAAATGCTAATATGGAGTTCTTTAACCTAGACATGTACAAGGAACTTTTGAGAGATATATTCTATATCAATATATTTGAAACGGCTCAAAACTTAGACCAGCTAAAGAATGTTACTGCTACAACAACACAACTAGTAACAACAGAGTTCGCTAAGCAAATAGAGCCAACCTATGCTCTAATGCAAAGGGAACTTTTAAGAGAGATAGTTATAAAAGTTTTCCAATGTCTACAAAAGATTAGCATTATAGATATATCTAAAATTAAAGCTTTACAGGAAAATCCAAGATTAAAGATAAGATTCTACAATGCACTAACAATAGCACAAGACCAAGATGACCTTGAAAGAAATATGTTGTATTTCCAAAATATAGCAAGCACTCTAGGACCACAGGTTGCAGCAGCTAATATGAACCAAGCTGAATATATAGACGCTCAACAAAAAAGATTTAGAATCAATAATAAAGAGTGGAAATCTGGAGAGGAAACAGAAAAACAAGTTGAGGAAATGAACGCTATGATAGCTGCACAACAAGGGGGAATGATAGAACAATGACAGAAGAGAGAAAAGAGTACGAAGAGTTAAAAAGAAGATATAGAGATGATAGAGCTTTAAAAAGACTAATCGAACTATACTTAATGCTCGAACTCAATAGAGTTTCTATCATGAACGACAAAGGAGTTGATACAGTAGGGAAAGTGAAGGAAATAACTGGAGTAAACAGTTTATACATGGAGATATTTACGAAGGAGGTAAAAGAAGAAAATGACTGATAAAGAAAGATTTAAATTTAATATCCAATTATTTGGAGGAACAGAGGGAGGAGATACAGGAGGAGAACCTACACCAAATCCAGAGCCAACAATAAATACAGGATCTGGAGGAGAACCACCACAACCAAGTGGAGATAATAGGGCAGGGGCAGAACCTAAAGTAGAGCCATTAACTTGGGAAGGAATAAAGGCAGAAGATTACCAAGAGATTGGAGATATAGCACCATATATCACAGAGGCTCAAGAAAAAGGTTACACTCCAGAGTACATTAAATCAAGACTAGATGATAGAAAAGCTTATCTAGCAGAACAAAAAGCAGCTTTCACTCCAGAACTTAATGCAAGTATGGAAGCAATAAATAACTTCATAGGAGCAGAGAAAGACACAGATAGACAGATAGTATATAGAGCTATGGCAGAAAATGCAATAGGAGCTCAAATCCTAAAGGAATACATGGAAATGAAAGCAGGAAGTACAGGAAGTGTAGTAGGAGTTGGAAAAACACAGCTTTCAACAGATTATACACATGATGGATTCATTGAGGCTTATAATCAAGCTTTAGATACAAATGATAAAGGTTTAATGAATAAATTAAGAGAATATGCACAAGCTAAAAAGCAAGATGACCCATTTTATTGGGATTTTATAAAATAAGATTTTAAGGAGGAATACTTGAGAAATGAAAAAACTTTATTAGGAAGCACAGGATTAAATATCCAGTTATTTGCTGGAGAAGGTGGATATGAATACGGAAACGTAAACCTTTCAGCAGGAGAACAAGCTAAATACGCTAATAGTGTAAAGAGAGCCTTAAACACAACTAAGAAAATGCCACTTGAAGGTTGGTTTGAAAAATCAGCTTCAACAAATGAAGCTTACTCTTTATTCTATGTATCTGGAAGATTAGAATCTAGGGATATAGATGACAAACAAGCTATATCAGGACCTAACTATACACCAGCAGAAGTAAAAGGACAAGATACAGGAACTTTTTTAAGAAGTATTAAAGTTATACCAACAGGAATGGAATGCCCTGTATATGTTAAGAGAAGAGATTTTAACCGTTCTCAACTAGATGAAAAATCAACAATAATAGACGCTCAAGTGGCAGCAACATATGGAAGATGTGCTATAAGAGTAGCTGAACTTTTCAAAGATTGTATAACTAATAAAAAAAGAACAGTTACAGGTAGCGACAATAAAACTTTTGATTTAGTGATACCAGATAGTCAATTTTTTGGAGATAAAACAAAAGAATTTGACACTCCAGAAAATATAAAATTATTTAGAAAAATGATGTTACAAGCACAAGAGGCGGCGTCAAATCAAGGTTTAAGAATAGCGATAGTTTCTGGAATTGAAGGTAATACAGAACTTGCAAATGCTGAAAGATTCTCAAGTAAAGATTTTGGAGAAGGGGAAACAAGAAAAACAGGACAACCATTATCTATGTTGATGGGTGGACATGTAGAAAGATTATTCCAATTTGACAAAACTTTATATCCTTTAGGTTCAGAAGAGGTAGGATATTTTCTAGTTATGGTCGAAAGAAGTTTCGGTCAAGATAATAAAGATGTATCAGTAACACCAGAAGCTAACTATATAGCTGATAAAAAAGCATATTTATTAGATGTTGAAGTATATAACTCAACAGAATTATTAAATCCAGAGGGAGTATTCATTTTTGAATATAAAAGAACAACAGGAGCAGCAGCAGCTTCAATAGAAACAGAAAAAATGTCAGTAATGTCATTAGCAAATAATGAACAACTAGAGCAAGAAAAAGAGATTGAAAAAATGAGAATGGAGAGAGTAGAAAAAGAGTTAGAACTAGAAAGATTAAGAGCAGCTAACAAACAAGCAGCAGTTACTGAAACACAAGAAGCACCAGCAACAACTACTACAACTACAAAAGCAGCTAAAAAATCAGAATAGACAGGAAGCAACAATTTAATTTAACCATTACAACTGAATAGAGGGATACTGCATTTTCCCTCTATTTTTTATAAGGAGGAGATAATATGTCAAGATTAATAATTGAATTATTTGGAGCAGCCATTGCAGTAGCTGGTGGTTTTGTATGGGGATATAGAAAATGTAAAAGAGATTATAAGATAAAAGGATAAAAAGTGGCAGTAATAACATTAATAATATCATTGGTGGTAGCTGGAGTAATAGGATATTTTTTAGGATATAAAAAAGGTAAAGAAGTTCCTACTTGGATAAAAAAAGAATGGATAGATAAATAGGTAGGAACTGGTAGGAGGTAGTAGGAATGAGTGGTAAATATGAAAAAATGAAAAAACTTATCCAAGATATAGAGGGGGTAGGATTTGAATGTGAAGCTGGATATTTAAGTGGTCTTGTTGCTTGGCAAGAATTAAAAAAAGAGATTGAAGAGCTTGGGGCTATGGAAATACTAGAACCTAGTTGTATAGAGACAAGACCAAAAAATCATATAGAAAGAATGGAAGAGGAAGCACAAGAACTAGAGATTAAAATAGATAAGCTTTCAACTTTCTTATCAAAAGAAATGGAAGAGAAAAAATATACAGATGAATATCAAAGACAATTACTAGCTATTCAAAGAGACCTTATGATTAGATATTATTCTGTATTGCTAGAAAGAATAGGTATTGATAAGTTTAAGTCAAAGATGGAAAAGATAGAAAAAACAGAAGATACATCATGCTCAACATCAGGAGACTACGACCAAGCGGTAGAAGATTGTACCAGAAAATAAGGAGGAATAAATATGAATTTTGGAGAAGCTTTAGAACTTTTAAAACACGGTGGAATAGTATCACGTAAAGGTTGGAATGGAAAAGGAATGTATGTATGCTTAATTCCAGCAACAGAAGAATTAAATTCTCACTTTATTATAAAAAATGTAAACGGAACTAAAAGTACATGGGTACCAAGTGTCAATGATTGCTTAGCGGAAGATTGGCAAGAGGGCGAAAACTCATAACCTTTCTTAAAATAACTTACAACACACACAAAGCTAGAGCTTATGCTCTAGTTAAAGCATTTAAAGACTTGAATGTTTTAATTAGATTATAAGCAAAAAGGGGGTAACAATGATAAATTTAGAAAGCTATAACTACATAGTAGAATCAATCAAAGAAATAGTAGTTATAAATGGAGAAGAGTATAAAAGAATGGAATTTAAGGAATCGTTCATAACTATGTATGAGGCAGCTAGATATTTTTTTAGAATGAAACCTAAAGCTAAAAATCCTATAAAAATACTAGAAAGAGGAGCAGAGGGCTGGAAAGAAATTAGTATTGAAAACTTATTAAAAAAGATAAAGAAAAATAAAACAGAAAAAGCTAGAAGAGCTTTAAAAGGAGTTGATGAAGAATGGTAGATATTAAAGTTATGGAGGTTGTAGATACATCATTTAGAAAAAAATATAAACCTACAACTAAGTTAGTTCCTTCTGGACATCAAGTAAGTAATGCTAATGTTATCTTAAAATACAAAGATGGAGATTTAGAAATATCTATAAAACTATCTAAGAAACAAGCATTACAAGTATATTTTGATAGTGAAAAATCTCAAGGAAAATATAAAAATGTAGATTATGATAAATTCCTTGAAAAATTTGAAGCAGGACTAAGTCCAGAAGAGATAGAGGAAGCTATAAAAAAAGAACAGTTACCATTTGATAAAGCTAAAAAAGGAGAAAAGAAATAATGAGTGGAATGATATATAGAAATATTGAAAGTAATTTCAGAGTAAAAGCAGTATTTTTTAATGGTAAAAACCATAAGGAAGTAGCAGAGGTATTATCAAACCATCAAGTTAGAAAAGTTGAGGACTGTATAATGATAGATTATGAGAAAGTAGAACCTAACAACTATATCTATACAGGCTTTGACAGTGTAGAGTGGTTTGTAAATCCACCTAAAATATTTAATAAAAAATTTCAAAAAGATAAATGGGAACAGGAGGCGTAATATTGTAAAAGTAAAATTTAAAAGCGACCCACATTTTTACATAAAAGAAAAGAGTGGAATAAAAAATAATACAGTAAGAATATATGAGAAATTTTCAGAAGTAGATGAGAAAGATGAGAGATTTGCTATATTAAAGCAAATGTATAAGAAACAATTAGAGAATGAAAATAAGTTGCCAGATGATGAGGAATTATATATTGAAATAGTAAAAGCAAGTTCTGGAGAAAGCTTTATCAGAAAAATAAGAGATATAACAATTTTTGAAAATAATTTTGAAATGATTTTTATAATAACTTGGGAACATAAAGAGGTGTAATTATGACATTAGATGAAAAATACTTAAACGAACAGGCAGATAGCGTAATAATTGAAGATAGTGGTTGTTATACAGGAGTTATAACAAAAGCAGAGTTATTTGAGGCAGGAGATAGCAAGGCAGTAGCATTAAATCTTACAGTAAAGGTAAATGAAGATATATTACCTTTAAGCCTTTTCTTTAAGGCTAAAGATGGAAAAGATATAGCATTTAATTTAAGACACATAGCACATCTTATGTATTTAACTAAGAATAAACCAGAATTAAGTCCAGTGGTTAGAGGAGAAAAGTTTGTTATAGAAGAACTTGAGGGAAAAGGAATAGGTATTATAGTTGAGTGTAAACATAATGTAGACGGAAGAACAGAAAGAAGAGTTCAATCGTTTGTGGAAATTAAGAGTAAGAGAACAGCTAAAGAGATAAAGGACACCATAGAAGAACCAATTACTTGGAGAAAATACAGTCAAAAATATGGAAAAATAATAGAAGATGATGGAGAGTTTCCTTTCTAGGAGGGGTAAAAATGCTTAGAGGCTTTAATATTATTCCAGGTTCAATATTGGATTTGTCTATAGATAGTAAAAAAACTAAAGAGGAAATGGAAGAGGAAATAAGAAAAGATTTTGAGAAAGAAACAAAAATAAATCACATGGATTTTGTATTAAAAAATGAAAAAGCTTTTAAATATCTTCTTGAACATTATACAGAAAATTTTTCAATTGATGATATACCATATTTTCAACAAACTGTTATAAGAATTGGAAGATATACTTTAATTTTTGATAAATGGTTTATTGAAAAAGAAGAAACATTTTTCAAATTACAAAAATTTAATTTTTTATGGAAAAATAAAAAAAGTTCTCATATTGGATTTGCTACCAAAAAAGAAATAGAATTAGAAAACAAAAAATTAAATAAAAATATTTTAATAAAAAATCCAGATATAAAACTCTTATTAGAAAACCAAAGTGTTGACGTCAACAAAATGATAGCAGTAGAGGAATTATCAGAGTTGCAAAAAGAAATTTGTAAGGATTTAAGGGGTTTTGATAGGAGAGAAGAGATAAAAGAAGAGATGGCAGACGTTTATATCTGCCTCCAACTTTTAAAAGAAATTTACAACTTTGATGATGAAGAGTTAGAAGAAGAGTATAAAAGGAAAATGGATAGGAATATAAAAAGAATAAAAGTCAAAAACAAGGAGTTGAAATGACAAGACCTAAGATTATATTAATGTTAGCAGCAGCAGTAATAGTAATTGATGTATTACAAAAGATAAGGGGGTAGAGTTGGAAAAGGTAAAAAATAAAGATTTAATCAATTACAACCCTAAATATCATTTTAATCATAACAAACCTTGGACAAGTAAAGACTTAGAGTATGCACTAGATTATAGAAATGATTTAAAAGATATTAGTTTAAAATTAGGTAGAACTATAAGTTCTATATTGCAAAAAAGAAAATTACAAAGATTTTGGAAAGAAGCAGATAAATACTCAAGAGTTAAAATTATACCTTGAGGTATAAAAGGGGGATAAATGGAAAGAAAGCGATGTCCTTGGGGAGTTGCACCTATTGTTTTAGAAAAAATACAAGAAATAGAAAGAATTAAAAAAATTTCTAAAATGTGTGATGAGTTGATAGCTAAAAACTTAGAAAAAAGAAGAAGATATTATGATGGTTTGACTACACCAACACTAAAAGAAGAAACAAAGGTAAGAATTTATAGAATGGGAGAAGATAAGAAATGACATTAAAAGAGCTAGAAGAGAGAATAAAAGAGATAAAAGAATATGGAGAAAAGCATAATATTGAAGATTTCGAGGTAGAAATCTTCGGATATACTGGAAATGGAATTGTTAAACTACATATTGAAGACAGAACTCATAACCCAAATTTTGATATAGGTGAGAGAAAAGTATGGATAAGTGCAGCAGAATAGGAAAAACAGTAGATAATATAACAGATGAAGAGTTTAAAAATCTTGAAATTGGAAAAGAATTTACTTTTGGAAACAAAAAAATATTAGTATTAAAGTCAGCTGGAGGGAGCTGCTTAGACTGTATATTTAGAAACCTTAAAATTAATTGCACTGCTTTAGAAACGGCTGGATTCATTCCAGAATGTTACAACTACAAAAGAAAAGATAATGAATGTGTTATCTTTGTGGAGGCAACAAATGAAAACCTGGAACAAAAAGAAAAAACCTAAGCACCATAGCAAAGTAAAATATAAAGTTTTACCGAGAGGTAAAAAAATAGTAAGTGTTATAAGTAAAGTTAGATATTGTAGGTGTAAAAAATACAAAGATTGTGACTTTGTACCTAAACAATTTTTACTTATAGTTTTAACTACTAATATAAAAAGTAGAAAACACAAAAAAGTATCAAAACAAACCTATTAAAAAAAGTATTAAAAGTACATTGTTTTTTATCTCTAAAAATAGTATAATTATGGTATTAAGTGAAACGAACGACAGAATAAATACTAAAAGGAGAGATAAAAGATGATATACGGTTATTGCAGAGTATCTACAAAAAAACAAAATATTTTAAGACAGGTGGAAAATATCATAAAGATATATCCAACTGCTAAAGTATTTCAAGAAGCATATACAGGAACTACAACAGATAGAAAAGAATGGAGTAAGCTAAAAAAAATAGTTAAACCTGGAGATACAATTATATTTGATTCTGTTAGTAGAATGAGTAGAAATGCAGAAGAGGGAATAAAAGAATATTTTAATTTTGTAGAAAGAGGTATTGAACTTATATTTTTAAAAGAGGGATATATCAATACAGCCCTTTATAAAAAAGCTTTAGAGAATAAAATAGATTCAACAGGAAATAAAATAGCTGATATATACATAGACGCAACCAATGAAGTATTGAAGATATTAGCTCAAGAACAAATTAAAATAGCATTTGACCAAGCTGAAAAGGAAGTATTAGACCTTAGAGAAAGGACAAAAGAGGGACTAAGAGTTACTAAAGCTAAAGGAACTATATTAGGTAGAAAACAAGGAGATACTTATACTACCAAGAAAGAAAAGGAGATGAGAGAGAAAATTAAAAAACTAGCTAAAGATTTTGGAGGAAATCTTAAAGATATAGAAGTCTTTACACTGCTAGGGATAACTAAGAATACATATTACAAGTATAAGAAAAATATTATACTAGAGGAGGCACAGGAAAATGAAAGGTAAATTATTTATAATATTTTTTAAATTTATGAGATTTTTATTAAAAAACAAATATATCAAAGCAAGAACTTTCTTTTTAGTTGTAGGAAAAATTGGAGTTGAATTAGCAAATACTCCAGAGCAACTAAAAGTAATGAAAAAATTTATAGAAGGAGGTAACAGGATAATTGGAAAAACACAAAGTAATTAGAGCAGCTATGTTAGAACTTGGCTTTCCTTATGATGAGGCAGACCAGGAAACATCATCAGCTTATAAGGTTGGAGATAACTATTATATGATGATGATAAATGATATGTTACAAAATGAAAATTATGGAATTAATATAGATGAAGTGGTACTAAGAAAAGCTGATGTACAAAATATGCTTGGGAAGATAATTTACTTAAAACCAGATGGGTATATTAAATCATTAACAAGTGGTGTGGAGGCTTATAGGGATAAATTAATCAGTTCAAAAAATAATTTTTTATTTAAATATTTGAAAAATATAGACCCAGAAGAAATAGATGAGAAATATACAAGACTTGCTAGTATTTCACTTGCAATTATGATGGCAGCTCCACTTTCTAAAGCTGGAGAATTAAGTAGATTATATGAACTTTTCTTAGCAGAGCAAAATAAATTTATACATGACAATCCTCCAATAATTAATATAGAGGATTTAAGATAGGAGGCAACAATGAAATATTATGAAAAAAAGGGGAGGTTCTCTTTAGGGGAGATAGACCCACCACTATGTTTTAGGGTAGATACAGATATACCAAACAGAGGATTAGCCTATTTAGAAAATGGACTTATAACCTCTTCAGCAGGAATAACTAATTTCCCAGCATTAAAAAAAGTTGCTACTATTCTAGCAGTTACAACCAAAACTATTATAAATGCTTTCAAGATTTTTAAATATAAAATTCAAAAGAAAGATACCTCGCTTAGTGGGTATCTTTTTTTATTTACTGAATTAAAAGTAATTATATTAAGAGAAGATAACTTTGAAGTTATAAAGGAAATAGAAGTAAATTACACAGATGAAGAGATTGAGAATCTAAGTATAGCACAATTCCAAAATAGTGTTATAACTTGTGTAGCTAATAAAAAACCAGAAATGATAAGAGTTACGGAAGATACTCAAGAGTTTGATGTAGTAGAGTATTGGGAAAATATAGTAAATCCTCCAGTAAAAAGAGTGGAAACTCAATATCAATATACAGATGAAGAAAAACAAGTATTTCAATGGTATCAATCTGGAGCAAGTGTTGTCTTTGAATCTACTATCTCAAGTCCTGTATTTAAACCTACATTCCTGGACAAATTAAAAGAGGGAACTATTTCCTATATGGCTGGAGAATTTAGAATCAATAAAATAGAGAATAGAGATGGAAAACAAAAGATAACTACTACACAAGTTACAGCACCAGCAACTGGAATAGATATTCCTACCTCATCAACTCCAGAAGCTGAAAGAAAAATAAATATCCTGGATATAACTTTCTCTGAATCTTTATTCAATGGTGGTTATCCAGCAGTAGTGGCAGAGTATAAAGGAAGAGTTATATTTGGGAATGTTGCAGGTAACCCATCAGCGATAGTGTCAAGTAGGGTATATGACTCTACTAACTTTAGACAATCAACAGATGATAATGATGGATTTACTACCTTTGTTACTGGTAATGAAGTTAATACTGTTAAAGAGTTTATAGCTTATAAATCCTTGATAGTAATAACAGATAGAGGAATTTATTCCACACAATTAAATGAGGGACTAACTACTGAAACATCAGCACTGTACGACCAAAAACTACCAAGACCTAAAGGGCTTGGGTATTGGACAGAGGCAGACGACGCAATATACTATGTTGATAGCTCAAATAGAATCTATCAAATACAAGACGTAGGGGCAGATAGTGCTTATGTAGTGCAGGAAGTAACACTATATTCTGGACACTTAATGGATAACATCAATGATATTTACTTTCATAAAATTGGTAAAAACAACATTATAGGAGTAGATACAGTAAGTGGTGGAAGAGCATTAAGCTATAATTATTCAGAAAATATATTATGTTGGACTAGAGTACCTAAATTGCCTGGAATAAATGAATATCTTAATATAGATGATAAACTCTATATCTTCAATGTTAATAATGAAAATATAGATATATATACTTATTCAGAAACAGAAGTAGAGCCTTTAAAGTTAAAACTACCAAAAACAACTATGTCACAAAACTACCAAATGCCAATTCCAGAATTTTTAATGAAAGCAAGATTTAAAAATTGTAAGATTTTGTGTTATGGAAATTATAACTTAAAAATAAATAATCAAACTAAATCAGTAGGCTTTGGAGAAAACACAGATAATTTTTATGAAAAAATTCACTACATAGACATGGCCAACATTGGAAAAGAGGAATTAGTTATAGAGCAACTCAATAATGAGAAAATTGAAATAGTAGGAATATTTGCAGAAATAGGATAATAGGAGTGTGAGAATATGAATCCATTAATGATAATGCAATTAGCAAGCACTGGACTAAGTCTATTCGGTTCAGTGGCAGACGCTGGAAGAGCAAAGAATCAAACAAAATTAAATAATATGGTAGCTGATGTAAATGCAGCTAAAGAAACTACCAACACTATGAGGAGTTATACATCAGCTATGGAAGAGATAACAACTAGAATGAAATCTCAAAAAGCAGCTTTTGCTAATGCTGGAATAGATACGGCTAGCACATTATTTAGTAAAGGAATGAAAGCACATGAAAAATCATTCCTAGAAGCTAAGACAGGACAGAGTGAAGCACTGACAGATATACAAGGAGGACTTAAATTAACCAAAGCTCAAAATAATTATAATTTAGGAGCAACTTATAAGCAACTTGGATTGAGTGCAGGGTTAAGTGTAGCTAATGCTTTTATGGACTACACACATATGAAAAAAATGGACGAAATAACAAGTATAAACAAAAATAAAGGTATTCAAGGTGGAGGATATGGAAGTATGATAGGAAGTTTATGGGGTGGTAAATAATGGCAGGAACACTAATACAACCTTTAAAAATAAATAGACCAAGTGGTAGAGCAGTACCACAATTAAATATAGCTGCAGATTTTGGAGTAGAGAGAAATGTAGCTAGTAAACTTGAGGAACTTTTCCAGAAAAAACAAAAGCAAGACTTAATACAAGCAGAAACATTCGGGCAGCAATTTGCTGCCTCTATGTCTAAAATGATATTAGATAGAGATAACCAGGGAAAAATAAATAAAAAATTATTCCATAATTTTGATTCTTATAACTCTTTAGAGAGTGAAATAAAAGCTAATATAGAGCAATTTAAAAAAGATGGAAAGGAATTAGGGATAGATGGTTCTATATTAGAAAAATATAGTTCTATGGTAACAGGAGAACTTGAAAAATCAAATGTAAATTATTTAGTTGAATACAATGACTATAATGAGAAAATTCAAAAAGATGAAGCTAACAGAATTATAAGAATGAAAGGAGATAATCTTTCATCAGTTGCTATGCTTGGAGATTATCAAGGAGCAGTACAAGGTTTTTACAATGTAGCTCAAGATTTAGATAGAGCAATAGAAGCAGGATATATAGATGGGACAAAAGCTATTGAACTTGCTAGCAAGCAAAGACAAGATATTATAGTAAGTTATGTGTCATCTTTTGTAAATCAACCAAATGGTAAATCAGTTCTTGAAAATATGTCTACTTGGAATACTTCTCAATTTATGGAAAAGTTTTCAGATCTCAACTTTAAAAATGATACAGGAGAATTTTATTTGACAGTAGATGACTATAACAAATTTCAATCTACTATAACAAGTGGACTTACAAGAATAAATAATAAAGAAAAATTAAATAAGCAAAATACTATGGTTGAGAGATTAAAATATGAACAAAAGAAAAAAACAAATCCTTTGGAATTATCTTTAAAAGAAGACCAAGTAGCAGCAGATGGATATATACCAGAGAGTACAATGGTAAAAGCTATAAACTATAAAAATGGGGTAACTGTAACAGGAGTAAATGAAGCTATAAATTTAGGATATAGTATTCCTTGGAAAGAAAAAGGTTTAAATGACACCACAGAAGTATATAAAAATCCTAATTTAGCTGGGGAAGGGATAATGAATTTTAGGCAACAAGAAGCTGAATTGATGGCTAATGGTTATGGATATGAAGCAGTAAAAAACTTCTATGATACCACAGATGAGAATATAATAGGTGGAAGTATGCTTATGGAAACATACCAGATGAATACTACCTTTAAAGATGAATTTGACAAAGTATATAGTTCTGATAATAGAAAAATACTTGCTAATTTTGATAAAGTTCAAATAACTGATTTTTCAGAACTAAAGGAATTTAACACAGAATTTTATTATGAATTTGATAATAATACTCCTTACTATGCTGCTCCTAAAAAAACAACTTCAATAGCTGCAGGTGGTAAAATAGCAGGACTACAAGCTGCAGCAAATAATGGAAGTTTAGCAGCTACAAGAGCAACTAAAGATATAACTCAAATAGCAACTGACACACTAATACTAGAATTGTATTCTAAATATGGTGGTGTAATAACAGATGATTTAGCTGATAAAGGAGGACTAAAAGAAAAATATGTAGGTCAACCTATAGCTAGTTTAACCCCAGAGCAACAAAGAACTTTCCTTAAAGGAGTTTTAGAAAATGATAAATCAATAAGAGAAACTGTAAATTCCAGGGTAGAAAATGTAGTTAATGCTATGACAGAGGGACTAGATACTATTAATCTAGGGAATAATAGAGTTATATTTGCACCTAAAATAATAAAAGAAGAGGAGAGAACTAACTTTATAACAGGTCAAATAGATAGAGGTTTTGTTGGTAAAGAAAGAGATATAGAAAAAACTCAAAAAGCTATAAATGAAATGATAGCTAAAAATACATATAAAGTTAATTACAATGGAACTATTAAAGAAATAGGAGATAAGAAAAATATAACTTTTGTACAAGATATAGGGAGCACAAAGGTAAGACTTTTCTATGGTGGGCAACCTGTATTTACTGATAATGGATATGCAGTATTTGATGTAGAAGAGTTTATTAAGGAGGAATAATGGCAGGACTTGTAACTTATGGTAATAAATTATCTTTAGAGGGTAATGATGATGTAATTAAAATAAATAAAGAATATTATGAGGCTAACAAAGAAAATATAGAAAAATTCAACGTTGTAGGTAATAAAGTATCTTACGATATACCACAATTAGAAATTATAGGAGATATATTATCTAGTTCTAAAAATATTGCAAAATCAACTTACTATAGTTGGTTAGGAGCTGCATATAAAAGTGCAACAGGAGAAACAAAACCTATAGATTTTTTAAAAACGGCAGAGGAAAACCATATAAAATATAAAGATTTTGCAAGTAACTTTAAAGATAGCTTTAGAAAAAAAATAGAATTAGAACCCAATATAACTCAAAAGTGGGCTATGAGTGCAGGAGCAGAGAGTTTAAGAGTTGCTACTGATGTAAGACAACTCCCTGTATTACTTGGGACTACTCTTTTAAGTCCATATGTTGCAGGATATATAGGAGCTACTTCTGTAGCTGGTAGACTTGGAACAACGGCAGTTTTAAATGGTATAGAAAATATGGTACAAGAAAGTGCAGATATTTATATATCAGAGGGTAGAACTCCAGAACTTGATGAGATTATTTATTCTGGAGTTGGTGGAGCTGGTGCAGGACTTTTATTTGCTGGTCTAGGAATGGGAATAGGTAAGGTAGCTAATAAAATAGAAACTAAGTTTGATAATATAGCAAGAAAAAAGAAATCCCAAGAAATAATAATAAATCTATTTTCAGAGGCTGATAAAAAAATACAAGAAAGCTCTATATTAAATAATGGAGATATGACTATAAAAGATTTAGAAAATACAGTAGGAATAAAAGATAATCTAGGTATTATAAATGAATATAAAGGCTCTCAAGGTAGTGAAAGATTTTTATTTAAGCATTTATATATAAATGATGTTAATAAATTTCAAGCTGACTTATATGCTAGGTCTATTGTCTTGAAAATGATAGATGACCCAGATATAGACTTTATTAAAAACGGAGCTGACTTCAATAAAATTTTAAATGAAAATCCAATTCTTATAAGAAATTTAGCAAAAGAATATATTGATAGTGGAAAGCTTGGAGAGGGAGAAAAGAAAGCTTTTGAGTTCTTTTTAGACTTGACTAACCCAGACAAGATAACTGATGTAAGAGTTGATGTTCCAGGAATGATGGAAGAGGTTGATAAAAATCTTAATGGCAATGATAGTGGCTATGAACCTTTATTTGAAGATATGAAAGTACAACATCATATAGTTGATAATGAAACTTTTGAAAGAAAAAAAAGAAAAATAAAGCATAATTATAGAGATTTTCCAACAGGAACATTACAAGCAAATCTTGAAAAAGATGGAATTATTCCACCAGGTGCAAATGTTAAGTATGTAAGAGGAGCTATTGAGAAAACACCATATCAAGACTTAGTACATATTACAGAACATGGAACTCCAATTACTAGAAAAAAATGGTTAAAGGGAGATGCCCATATCAACTTTGAATATGAAATAGATGGTAAGAAATATTATGGAGATTATAGACTTACAGAGCAATATGGATATTTAGGAGATACATACGAGCTTGATGTTAATGCAGCACCAGGAACACAAAAAAATATAACACCTCAAAGAAAAGTAACTAATATAGTAGATGATATGAATGGAACCCCAGAGCCAATAAAACCTATAAGTGTTGAAGAAGTAAAAAAAATAGTTTATAAAGAACTAGGACTTGATAGCACAGTTGACAAGACACAAATAAGAGATATACATGAAAAAATAATAAAAAAAGCAGGGGAGACAGTTAGAAAAAAATATAATATAAACACTCCAGAAGAAATGGCTGAATTTTATAAGAAAAAATATAAAATAGATTTTGAATATTTAGGAGAAACTGAAGAGCAATTTACAAGTGTTTATGGAGTTACTAGAAGTAGGATAAATTCAAGTAACCAAAGAGAAATAAAAATAAGTTTAAATCCATTAATGATGAAAGATGATTTAGATTTAAAACTAGGTACTTTAAGGCATGAAATAGAACACGCAATAGACAAATACCAAGCTCCAGGATTTAAGAGTATAAAATTTCAAAAAAAAGATATAGCAGATATGACATTTGGAGAAGCTATAGAAGATATGACAAAAGGACATTTTTCTAAATATCCAGATGTAAATTTTGAGATTAGTTATATAATAAATGACAAAATAAATAACATGTTAAAAAATGGTAAAATAAATTCTGAAACTGTAGAATTACTTGATTTACAATTACCTAAAAATACAGGAACTGAAGACATAGTAGCATTTTCAAATATGATTGATTCTGTAAAAGGAATAAAAGACCCAGGTAAAAAAATAGCAGAACTTAGAAAAAGTTTTAGTAAGTATGCTAAGTGGAAAAATGATATACCAGAAATATTTTGGAAAGCTAAAGACGTTGGACAAGCTTCATCACTTATGAGCGAATATCTTGAAACAAATTTATTTATTCCATACGAGAAAACTAAGCAACAAATGGAAGGTATGCTAACTAATGCTTTCAATATAACTTATAAAGGCGAGAAATTAAATCCAGATAAATTAATAAGTTTATTTGAAGAGAATGGAGAAAATCTAACTCATTATCTATTTAGATGGAATTATAAAAGTTTACCAGATAGCTTAAAAGAGCTTGAACCAGAGATACTAAGATTAAGAGAAGAGTTTTATAGCACTATGAAAGAATTGACAAATGGTTATGAGATAACAGTAGATGACATTGTCAATAATTTTATGTTTGACCACAACCTAAGTGCAGAAAAATATATAAGACAAGAAGATATATTGAAGTATCTAGGAGATGATAAAAAGGTTGATTTAGATAAATTTATAAGAGGAGATTTGAGTTATGATGATTTAGTAGAACTTAATATCCCAGAAAGATTGCTTACTATAAGAAATGCTTTTGCAGAAGATAATTTAGAGTTCTTTGAATCAACACCAGAAACTTTAATTAATAATCTTAAAGGAAAGAATAAAGCTCCTAAAGAAAAAATTATAAAATTAATGGCTAAAGCTAATGAGTGTATGAGTTCATCAGATAAGAAAGCACTTGTTAAAAAATATAAACTTGAGGGAATACCACAAATAAAAGAATTTATTGAAAAATCAGACTTTTACAAAGAGGTGGATACTAACCTTATAGCTCAAAATATATTAGAAAGTAGAAAAAATAATGCAAAATATTTTTATACTATGGATATGATGAGTAAGAAAGGAAGTTACAAAAATAAATTTCTCGGAGGACATCTTCATAGATTTGGTAGATTTGATGACTTTATTAATGGAGAAAAAATTATAAAAAGAAAAAATCTAACAAGACTTGTAAATAAAAATAAGACTTCTGATAGAACAGCTATTAGAAGATTTATAAGAGAAATTTCAGTAGCTAAAGCCATTAAAGATAATTTACCAGGACATGGAATGAATGGTATAGAAAGAATCTTGAATGAAACTCAAAGAAAAACTGCAAATGATACTTATAAAACTTTAGTTAGAGCCATTGAGAAAAAAATAGATGATAGAATAGGAATGGATTTAGGAAGAATTACAAAACCACCAAAAACAATAGCAGACAAAGCTATTACTAATTTTTTAAGTTATAGTAATAAAGTTAGTTTAACAGGGCTTAAATTTACAAAGGACTTTATATTTGAAGCACCAACAATGGCAAGGGCTAGCACTATGTTATATAATTCAGCAGGTATTACTGAAACTTATAAAAATTTTTTAAAGGCTGCACAAGTGCTATATCTAAGTAAAGAAATGTTTGATAAATATGATAAAGCTTTAGGAAGTAGATTTGAATATTCAGTACCTTTAAAATTTTTCAATTCTATTATGGATAAGGCAGATGATGTAACAGGAGAGATAGCAGAAAGGATAAATAAGTATGGTAGCAAATGGGAAAAGATAATTAGTGGAATAGACACAGGACTTAATAAATTAAATTTTTATGGAGAGAGCCAAAAGGTTATGAAACTTGCAGCTTTTTTTGAGGGTGCAGAGATTTTAAGAAATATGAGTAAATTTCAAGACTTAGATGATTTATTTAAAAATAATACTGCCTATATGAAAAATTTATTTAAAAATGTAGGTATAGATGATTTAGACTTTTATTTCATAAAAAAATTAAAAGATATTCCAGAATTTAATGAGTTAGGTGTATTTAATGAAGTTGACTTATTTGATTTTATAAATAAATCAGAAGTAGAAAAACAATTAGGAAGAGTTCTATACAATGAAGAATTTGACTTAATAAGAAAAAATATTACTGAAAAAATAACTAAGTTACATGACAAAATAGTTACTGATATTTCCCCTACTGAAACTAATGCTTCTATGAGAGCTGTCATTGAAAATATTGAAAATCCTATCCACAGAAATTTTATGAGGTTGATGGGAAACTTCAAAACTTCTATACAAGAACAATGGAGAAGATTGGGAAGAGATTTATACGCCTCTAATATAGTAGATGGGCATTTTGATTGGGGCAATAAGATATGGCAAAAAAGATTATTCAAACATATCTTAGGAGTAACAGGACTATATGGAGGACTAGCACTTGTAACCGACTTAGATTTTTACACTGACCCAATAGCAACTATCAATGAAAAAATAGATGATTTAATAGATAGTCCAGGTAGTGCATTTTGGGAAGTACTAGATTCTCAAATAAACTCTTGGGCTTTAGTTAATGGTTCAGCAGTAGCAAGAAGACCTATACAGATAGCTCAAAATTTATCTAAAGGAGATTTTGAAAAAGCTGGAGCAAATATTTTAAAACTAGGACTAGGTACATCAAATGTTAATATGGCTAAAACAGGATATGATTTAGCAGAAAAAATAGTAGGAGAATAAAAAAGGAGGAGTGCTGCAACACTCCCCTTTTTTGACTAATTATAATGCAACTCTGTTTACTAAGAAAAACAGAATAACCAGTATTATTAGTCTTAGAACGAAAGACTTAATGATGTTCACCCCCTTTCTTGGTGGGCTAGACTTATTATAACAAAAATATCTTGAACTTTCTAGTTATTTTTGTTATAATTTAATTACTAAGAAGAACGAAAGACTTAGTATGTTCATCGCTGGTATAGCTGCAACTATACCAGCCATTTTCTTTTTATAGACTTTTTTAGTATTTAATGATATAATAATTTTAAGAAAATCAGGCAACCTTTTAGAGTTGCCTTTTTCCATTTACAGAAAAATCAAAGGACAACCTAAAAGGGTTGTCCTTTTTTTATTTTATCAAACAGGTAAGGAGGTGGAGTTTTGAATTTTTTAGGAAGAGCAGCAAAAAGAAGAGTAACCATCAGTTATAAAAAAGTTATTAAATATCTACACAAAGGACAGAAAGAACTTCTGGACAATGTCTTGGAAAATAAGAAAAAGTATTTTGCACTAATGGCTCATAGAAGATATGGAAAGGACTTTATTTCACTACTCATTATGATACTAGCAGCTATTCAACACCCAGGAAACTACTATATCTATGCACCATATTTTAGACAGGTAAAGGAGATAGTTGTAGATGGGAAGACATTAAACGGGTTACCTTTACTTGAAAATCTTATACCAGATGAAATACTAGCAAATCCAAGAGGACCTAAAGTTAATAAATCAGATTGGAGTGTAACTTTATTTAACGGAGCAAAAATCTTCTTTCGTGGAGGAGATAACCCAGACGCAAGTGTAGGGGTAGGAGCTAGAGGAGTTATTTATACAGAGGCAGCACTTATAAAAGAAAAGTTCTATCAATATATGAAACCTGCAGTTGATATGGTTATCAATAACACAGACTTTGGTTTTGTAATATTTATCTCTACACCAAGGGGTAAATATAATTGGTTTACTAAACTTTTTATAGATTACTTCACTATCCTAAGTAAACCAGAAAATAAAGAAATTAAAGATATGTGGTATGTAGATATTCAATCTGGAAAAGATTCCTTGAACTATAAAGGGGAGAGGGTAATAAATGATAAAGAACTTAGAAAACAAGCTCTTACTATGGACCCCGATTCATACGCTCAAGAGTGGGAATGTAAAATCAATACTCATCTAGTTGGTGCTTGGTATGGAGAACAACTAAAAAAAGCTTATGAAGATGAAAGGATAAAGTTTTATGGTAGGTATGAAGAGTTATTGGATAGTGTAAGTAGAAGATATACTCAAATATACACAGGGCATTTCTGGACACAACAACCTTTATATGTTGCTTGGGATATAGGAAAAAGGGACCATACAGTATTATGGTTTTTTCAAAAGAACCCTCACAATAATAGAATTAGATTCATAAAACATTATAGAGTTACTGGACAAGGACCAGACCACTGCTGCCAATATATAAAAAAATGGTGCAAAGATAATGGGTACTATATGCAGCCTACTATGGTACTACCACATGATGGAGATGTCGAGGAATGGAGTGCAACTTCAAAAAGAAGTGACTACATAAGATTAAATTATTTTAGTGATGTAAGAACTCTATCTAAGACAGAGCTAGCTAAAAATGATATGACTACATTAATAAATCAAATCAACTATATAAGAAAGGAGTTTGAAAATGTAGAGATAGATAATAACGAGTGTAACATAGGAGTTATACAATTAGGAGGCTATGTCAAAAAATATAACAAGTCCATGAACTGTTACTTAGATATACCAGACCACGACGCAAATGATAAAGCTTCTGATGACGCAGATTCATTTAGAACTGCTATGATATTTGCTAGCATATATCTAAAAGATAGTTTTGATGGACCACTAACAACTTATTATTAAGAAAAGAGGTGTTTAAGCAAATGTTAAATTTTAAAAAAGAGTATTTTAAGTTAGAAGAGAATAGACAACAGTATGCTACTAGCTTTTCAGACTTAATGACAAGTTGTGAAGTCTATGGGAAAAAACAAAATCCTATAACTAGCACAGCTTTTATATTCCTTATACCTAAAGATTATTACACATACAATGCTGGAAACATTGATTTTACTAACTACCCAGATGACATATGGAATGATTACACAGATATTAAGATAGTTAAGTCTGAACCTTATTTTGATTTAGATTTTACTTTTAGTAGTACAGGAGATATTACACCAGAAAATCTAAATAATATGTTTACTAAAATAAAAGCTGCAATACTTGGAACAGAAAAAGAAATTATAAAATCTCAATTATTTGTAGATAGTGGAATACCCAAACAATTAGGTTTACCAGATTTACCAAAAGGTTCTATCTGGTATATGTCAGATGATGGGATAGCTACTTATCCTGTAACTACACTATTTGAGAAATATCAAGAGTTGCTCAATAAGATTTATGAAGATACAAAAAAAATATTACTTGAAGATTTGGATAATAGAGTAAAAGAGCTAGTTATTCAATTAGAAAAAGATTTAAAAGAAATTATTGATAATTATCTTAAAACAGATAGTTATTTAAAATTAGATAAATATACACAAGAAAAAATAGAAGAAGCAGAAAAAGAAATCCAAGATTATATAGACTATCATATGCAAGATTTAAAAGGAGAAAGAGGGTACTCAATAGCAAGTGTTGGTTTTAATAAAGAATTACCAGAAGGAAACGTCTATACAGTCTACCGTGAAGACGGAGAAATTATAGGAGAATTATTAGCACGAAGAGGTCCTCAAGGTATTCAAGGCAATGATGGACCAGAAGGACCGAAAGGGGAAAGAGGAGAAAGAGGATTCAAAGGAGATAAAGGAGACCAAGGAGAAAGAGGGGAAAATGGACCTCAAGGTATTCAAGGAGAGCAAGGAATACAAGGAGAAGTTGGACCTCAAGGTCCTCAAGGAATAACAGGTCCTCAAGGTATTCAAGGAATACAAGGGGAACAAGGTATTCAAGGAGAAAGAGGACTTCAAGGACTAAAAGGCGAACAAGGCATTCAAGGAATACAAGGAGAACAAGGACCTAAGGGAGAGCAGGGAGATATCGGACCCCAAGGTCCTCAAGGAATACAAGGTCCTAAAGGAGATAAGGGAGATAAAGGAGATAATGGAACTGCTGTAATCACTCCTATAAATAGTCAGTACATATTCCAAATAGAAGATGGAAACTTAGTTGTATATTATAACGAGAATGATACTCAACCAAATTTTTCAATAGATGAAGATGGGAATTTGGTATTAGAAATTTTAGAATAAGGAGGTTTTAATTATGCCAAAATTAATTATAGGTAATGTTGTAGGTCCTCAAGGTCCTAAAGGAGAACAAGGAGATATCGGACCTCAAGGTCCTAAAGGAGAACAAGGAATACAAGGGGAACAAGGTATTCAAGGTTTACCTGGTGCAAAAGGAGAGCAAGGAATACAAGGTCCTCAAGGTCCTAAAGGAGATACTGGAGAGCAAGGTATTCAAGGTCCTAAAGGAGATAAGGGAGATACTGGACCACAAGGTCCCCAAGGTCCTCAAGGTATTCAAGGACCTAAGGGAGATAAAGGGGAACAAGGTATAACTGGAAATACTGGTCCTCAAGGACCTAAGGGAGATACTGGAGAGCAAGGTATTCAAGGTCCTAAAGGAGCTGATGGAGTAGGAGTAAAAAGTATAACATTTAAGAATACTAATGAAGATGGTGGAAATGTTTATACTGTGACTTTAACTAATGGTAGCACATATGATTTTACTGCCCCTAGAGGTCAACAAGGGATACCAGGACAAAGCGGTCAACCTGGAACTACTGATTATGAAAAACTAATAAATAAACCAGATATATATACTAAAACTGAAACTAATAATTTATTAGATAATAAATTAGGTAAAGAAGATAAAGCAAAGAGTGCTACAACTGCTGATAGTGCTGATGTTTGTATAGGAAACTCTGCTACTGCTACAAAATTGCAAACTGCTAGAACTATCAACGGAGTTAGTTTTAATGGTAGTGCCAATATTACAATAGCTGATAATACAAAACTTCCAACATCTGGTGGAACTATTACACAAAATCTAACAGTATTAGGAGCAATAGTTACTAACTCTGGTTTAACTTGTGGAAGTTTAATAATTAATGGTTGGACTTTAATAATAACAGATTAGAAGAAGGTGCAATATGGCTAAGATTAAATTTACGAAAGGGCAAATTATACACTCTTTTTCAACGAAAACATCTCATTCAGAAGAAGATTATATTCAAATAGGTAATGGATATTTAGATTTAACAGCTGATAGTAATTTAACTTCTGATAATAAAGTTTATTTCATAAAAGGAAATTTGAAAAAATATATTAAAAATATAAAGCAAATAGAAAAAACAACATATAATGGTCAATTGTTTGTTAAATATGGCTCACCTACAACAAGAACTATTACTTTAGAAGATAGTGTTATAGGTGGAACTTTGACAATTTCTATTAATAAATATGTTGAAAGTTGTTACCCTACAATAAGTGTGCTAGGCAAAGAGTTTTCAAATTATGGAACATACAATGTTGATATTCCAAAAGGAACAAAAAATATTAGTATTGTTTATACAGCTAAAAAGAGTTCAGATGATACTTATGGTAGATGGAATGTAACTGAAAAATATTCAGTAAAAGTACAGGAGGTATAAATGATAGTATTTTATTATGATAAAGAAAAAGCAGAACAAGGTATTTTGTTTTGTTTAGGGCAAGAAGAAAAAGTTTTAACATCAGAAGAAATGCAAGAACAAGGAAAAGAAAAGTTATATGAAAATGCAGTTACCTATACAGGAGATACAGTTCTAATAGGGCACCCTATTATTGAAGGAGATACAGTTAGAAAAGCTACTGAAAAAGAACTTATAGATTTAGGGCTTTTAACTCTAACAGACGGAGAGATATTAGATGGAGATAACATCAAAAAAATACCTCAACCAAGTTGGCAGTACAAATGGGAAAGTCCTAATTGGGTAATTGACAGAAGTAAACTCCAAGAGGGAGAGAAAATTGAAGATAACAAAATAGTTAAGGTTGAAAAACCAAAAGGAGTAAGAATTGAGTGGAACTATGATACTTGGATATATGAAGATAAAGCAACTTCAGAAGAAAGAAAAGACTATATAGGTAAATACATAGGAGATGAACTCCTAATGCAAGTCCTTGCTAAAGGTTGTGAAGTAACTATAAGAGAAGAATCTCACATACAAACCTTAGATAGTAGAAAGTTACTTATGTTATCTTCAACTGGGTCTGGAATTATGATAGCTAATAATGTTAGACAGGCTATAACAAATGTTCCTTGGTCATTTAATGATGATGGCTCTGATAGTCTATTATTAACTATAGAAGAGTTTAATTCTTTAGCATTACAATGCTTAGACTTTGTTGTTAAATGCTATGTTGTTGCTGACAAGTTAAAAACTAAAGATAGAATAGACTTAACTATAGACGATTTTATTGAAGAATTAAAAAAACTTGAAACATCACAAGTATCTATTTAGAAAATAAGGGGTTGATGATATGCCTAAATTTAGTGAAAGAAGTTTAAAACACTTAGAAGAGTGTGATGATAGATTAAAATTAATAGCAAGCCAAGCTATAAAAAGAATAGACTTCTCTATAATAGATGGAGCTAGAACAGAGGAAGAGGCAAAGGAAAATCAAGCTAAAGGAACTAGCTGGACAAATAAATCTAAGCATTGTAAAAAACCTAAATCATATGCTTTTGATTTTATTCCATACCCATTTAAAGATTGGAACGACTTAGAGGGATTTAAAAAAATTGCTGATGTACTAAAAGAAGAGGCTGAAAAACTTGGTATTAAAGTTAGATGGGGTGGAGATTGGAATATGAATGGCAAATATGATGATGAGATAGCAAGAGGCTCATTTGATGGAGGACATTTTGAGTTGATGGAAGATTAAGGGAAGTGATAACTTGAATATTATAGGTTCAGTAATAGAAGTTATAAAAGATACTCTGGGTATAATCTTTAAAAGGACTAGAAATGCCGAGGTAGACCAAGAGATAGAAAAGCAAAAACTAACAAGTTTTAACTATTACCTTGGTACTGCCTTTATGATATTACTATTATTACTCATATTAGATAATATCTTAAATTTACAAATAACACCTTGGTTTTACAATATTTTTGAAAAGATACTAGACTATATGATAGGAGGAAATTAATGGGAGATTTTACTAGAATAGCAACAGATTTCTTTTGGTTGTTGGTTGATGTAATAAAAATTTTAAGTAATTGTGTAGCAATAGGAATAGGAAGTTTAGTAGCCTTTATCTTTATGATTACAGGTGGGCAAGATGAAGCTTTAAGAATATTACTTATACTTATGGCAGTTGATTATATATCTGGAGTTATCAAAGCTTACATTACTTGTACTGCTAATAGTAAACTAGGTATAATAGGAATGCTAAAAAAGGTTATGATAATTCTAGTTATAGTATTAGCATACCACTTAGACATACTACTTGGTAGTAAATTAGGAATAAAGACATTAACAATAGGAGTTTTTATTTCAAATGAGGGACTTTCTATATTAGAAAATGCAAGTATCTGTGGAGTACCTATTCCAGAGAAAATAAAAAAAGTATTAGTTCAATATCAAGAATACAAGAAAAAATAAAATGTGAGCTTATGAGCCTTAGAATAGGGTAGGTCAAAACAAAAAGAGAGGTAAATATATACCTCTCTTTTTTAAACCTCTTAAAAACGATTTAAAAGGCTCATGTATTAATCTTCTATTTCAAATTCACTAATTACAATATTATCTCTTAATTCATGTGGACAATAACTGTCAAAAACAATAATATCATTATTTAGCAATATCCAAATTAAACTCTTTCCATCTTCAGCAGCCAATGCTTCTCTTATTGCAAAAATTTCATCATCTGACAAAAAGTTTTTACTGTTACTAAATTCTTCTGTCATCTCTTTTAAATCTTCAAGAGTATAAACACCTAAGTCATTGTAAACCTCTGCTTCTTCTATTATTTCGCTAACACTATAAGCTTTCATTATATCACTCTCCTATTAGTTTTTTCTTATCATACATCTGGTCTCTGAGACCGTCAAGTATTTTTTCACTTGCAAGTTAAGAAAATATTAACCCTATCCCACTGGGACGTCAAGAGATTTTTTAAAAAAAAAT